TATCATTAGGTTTTCTTTACTTATTTCTTTAGTTCTAGCTTTCCAGAGACTTAGAGCCTTTTTCTTTTCTATTTTCTTCGGATAAACTGACCAGAATCTTTCAAAGTCATCAGGATAAACATTTTTTGATCTACCGCCAGGTTGATCATTATTATTTTTCTCTTCATTCTTTACATTCTTGTTAGTTGTTAGTTGCTTGTTAGTTGCCTGTTGATCTGTTTGTTGATTTTTTTCTTGTGGTTGGTAAACCTCCCAATTTACAACGGTTATGAGCCTATTTTTGTTTGTTGATTTGCTTGTTAAAAAACCCCACTTTTCTAATTTCAACAAAGCTGTCCTGATGTTCTGGATAGATACATCTTTAGCGCAATTTTGCTTGATACTATCGAGAGAGGTAACAAATTGACCAGGACCAACCGTGTATATTTCCCCTTTGAATTCCCATTGGTTTTCCTTGTGGTTGGCCATCAAAAGGATGACCATTACCACATCTCTTTGCTTACTGTTCAACGATCTGTACATATCACTTTGGAGAATTTTCCGGTGTAATTTGATCCATCCGCTCAATTTGTTCACCTCTGTTTACTGATTGCTTAAAAAGGAAGATCATCATCACTTACATTGATTGGGGTTCCTGCTACTTGAGACTGGTTGCTGCTATCATCTTGCTTCTTTCCATCTAAGAAACGAACATTATCAGCCATAACCTCTGTGGTCCATACTGTGCGACCGTCCTTCTCATAGCTCCCTGTTTGCAGTCTTCCTTCGATAACAACCAGAGAACCTTTCCCAGTGTACGTTGCCACGTTTTCTGCTAATTTGCGCCATACAACCACCTGTATAAAATCGGCTTCATATTCCCCTTGGGCATTGGTAAAGTTACGCTGTACCGCTAATGTAAACCGTGCTACAGCTGTACCTGATTGCGTATATTTGAGATCAGCGTCCTTTGTGAGTCTGCCGATTTGGATCACCTTATTTAACATGCTAATTCCTCCTATATTGGAGAGGGGACAAGCCCCTCATTTTATGCTGTTGTCTTGTGTTCCACTTTTACTGGCAAACGCTTTTTATATTCTTCGACCATGAGCTCGAACTTTATTTCCTCGAATCTACGCTTGAGGATTTCAAAGATCTCAGCGTGTGTGTAACCAACAGTTACTTGCTTTGTTCTATTTATCATTTGTTCCATTTCATCCAAAATATCGAAGTCGTTCATTATGCAGCTCCTCCTTGTTGTTTTTTCTCAACTGCTGCAAGCACGGTTTGTCGTATTTCCTCTGCTGTGGCTTTTTCTAATACTTGGTTGATCTGCTCGAACTCTCTCTCTGTGACATCTGCTCGGCTCGCTTTTTGCAGGTAAAAGTAGATGATCGCTTTTTGCTGTTTATCGGATAGCTTTTTCTTATTAGCTATTGCAAAAAATCGTTTACGTTGCTTTCCTGCAAGCTCTTTCCATTCGTTCAAGTTTCTTTCTTGCTTTGGCTGTTGCTGTGCTGTTTGTGTTTGTTGCTTTTGATGTACTGGTTGTTTCTGCTGTTGTGACTTATATTGTTGCTTTTGTTTATTTGGTGGATTAGATGTTTCTTGTTCTGGATCGTCTGCAAACTCTAACAAGAAGGTGTCACGGAAAAAGTATTTTAATCCTGATGTTAAGGCTTTATTTGCTGCTTTATCTCCACCGTCCATGCCTTCTGCAATCAATGTAGTGCTGTCTACTTCTCCTGATTCAATATCGATGAGTGAGTATTTGATTGTAAGGACTGTTATTTTTTCTTCTCGTTTACGGTCAAGCACTTCACTTTTCAAACGTATCTTGTGTGTTACTAGAGATTGGCGAACTTCTCGGATAACATCAATTGCTTGTGTATATTTATATTTTTGATTTGAGTTGTATCCGTTCTGTCCCACCGCATTGACCTCTCCCATAATTGCAACGATCTTTTGGCCTAATGATTTCATTTTGTTAGCTCCTTTTTGGATCGTGTTGTGGTATCATGGCATTAACTTTGTTTTTTCTTTTTGCTCGCTTTGGTGCTCGAACACCGAGCGAGCTTTAAAGTTTTGCTGCAAATGCTTGGTAGCTTGTTGTTACGTTTGATAATGTTCACCTCCTTTACAGAAAGGCTGATATAAATGTCTGAATTGAACGATAACGAAAAGTACATAAGTCTTCTTGTTCAAAGTCTCGGAAAAATGGATGAGCGCTTTGAAGAATTAAAAGAGTGGAAAGAACAACAAACGAAAATTATCGAGAATCAAACTCGTCTTATTGAGTTGCTTTCTACTCGTTCTGTTAAACAAGAAAAGGACATCCAAAATTTAAAATGGAAACAAATTGAGACACAGACTGACATCGGTTCTACAGTTGATACTTTATCTGCCAAATTTATAGAACTAGAAGCAGATATTAAGGAACTCAAAGCGAATAAAGATAAAGAAGCATCCTAGCCCATCGGGCTTTTTTGTTGCTCCTATATTCGTTAAAAGCAAACATTAAACCACCTTTTTATCGCTATCAGCGAACTCGCTTTTAAAAAAAATTAATGGTGAAATCATTAAAACCTGCGCTACTCTACTTGCTACTGCGATTGCAGGTGTTTTCTTGCCTTTTTCTATCTCGTTATAATAACTCTCAGAAATCTGGGCTAACTTGGCAACTTGTTTTTGTGTAAGACCCAGTTTTTCTCTAGAGGATTTAATATTCAATCTTTTCACCACCTTCGCTATCGGTTAACTTATTATTTATTATACTTCGCTATAAGCGAATAATCAACCCCTCTTAGCGAATTTTTTCATAAACAAATTTCCTTTAGCGAACTTTTTCAGTTAATATTTTTATAAATAGAACCTGCAATAGAATATGCAACTTAAGTATTTGAAAACAAGGAGGTAGAATGGTGACACTCGGGAGAAGGCTAAAAGAGTTGAGGGGATCAAGACCGCAAAATCAAGTATCAGAAGCGATAGGTGTTGCCCCCTCCACATATAGCGAATATGAAAAAGACAAGAAGTTTCCAAAAGAAGAAAAATTATTGAAGTTGGCGGAGCTTTTTAATACGTCAATTGACTATCTACTTGGAAGAACAAACAATCCTTTGCCAATTGAGGAAGATCGATTAGATTTAGAAAAGGTTCTTAAAACCCCACACGTAACTTACAAAGGTAAGGAAATCCCAGCGAAAGATCTTGACCTATTTATTGATCTAGCAGATCGGATCTTGGATCATCTAGAAAAAAAGAAACACTAATTTCACCTGATTTTATCAACTCATTACAAAGTGCTTCAAAATCATATGTGTGGCTACATGCGATTTGATTAATTAGATTTATTTTTTGATTTAGCTGCTCTCTTTTTTTCTTAATCTCATTCTGTTTGGAAATCTGATCAAGGATAAACATTGTATTCCTTTGACTTGGTATCACACCAGTCCTTTTAGCTTCAAATTGTTTGAATGTCCTGCTGATGCTATCCAGAAATCCTTTAACCTCTGGGTAGTTTTTTATTTCCGTTGTATCCATAATATCAGCCCCTTAGATGTAATTTTATTTTACTCTTATACGAACTAATGTTCTACTGGTAATACATAACATCTTTGTTGATTGAGTTTAATTGTGCTATTCTGAAAATATAAGCGGTTTCAATCTGGTGAATTTTCTTATTATTGTACGCAAGATTATAAACTTTTTCTGTAACCGTGAGCAAATCTCATTTTTAAAATTTTTCCCACATCATTTCATAATTTTTTCCATAAATTCTCCTAATTTCTAGGATAAAACCGGTCGTTTTTAAATAAATTTTTACATTCATGGTATAATGTTGCTGGGAAAAAACGCGTTTTTGATATTTGTTCATCTTTTTTCGATAAGATACAATTTTCTTAGGAGAGTAGATTGTAATGAACGATGAGTATAAACAGTATGACCTTGGGGACTTAGTGCGAAGAGTGAGAAAAGAAAGGAGTTTAAACCTTTTAGACCTAGTTGATTCAAAATTATCCAAGAGCACTATTAGCAGATTGGAAAACGGACAAGCTGTGGATGACGACAAAATGCAACTTATTTTAGGAAAATTAGGTATTCGGGACACTGATATCCCTAAGATTTTGGAAGATTTCAAAATACAAGATGAGATTGAGCAACATATGTTTCGATCAATCGAAAGTCAAATCCGTCAAGGGATTTTATCTCTAGCTGAATTTAATGAAAAACTGAAATATATTTCATTACCAGTTCTCGAATCATACCTGAGAGCCAAACGATACTTTATAAAAAAGAACTACAAGAAAGCAGTAAAACACTATGAACTAACGATTACCTCAAATGACAATGAATGTTGTCCCTATTCAAATGTCAAAGCAACCAGCTATCTGGATCTCTCCGTAATCGCTTACAAAGAGAGTGATTTTCAAAAAGCACTGTTATATATTGATCAAGGACTAGAAGAATTTAACGAGCAGGGACTAAAGAAACATGTAAAGTACTCACTCATCTACAATAATGCTTTCATTTTGGAACAACTTGGCTTGATCCGTGAAGCAGAAGAAATACTAGAGCCAGCTTGGCAGCATCGTGATTTGATCGGGGATATCCGGACACAGATACAAGTTTACCAATTGAAATCTGCATTTTACCGATATAACAAAAACTATATCAAAGCTTACGATATATTATCCCAAGCCTTCGATATAGCAAATATAAATGCTCTTGCAGATCAATCTTATTATGTGCTCGTAGACATAGGAAAAATCACGTATGAGCTAGGTCGATTAGAATACAGTAAGAGATGTTTATTATCTGCTCTCAAATTCAAAAAAAAATTAGAAAACGCCACCTCTATAACTGCACATATCGAATTAAGCAAAACATACTTAGCATTAGGAGATATTAAAAAGGCAAAAGAGGAGATAACAGAAGCAATACAGATATCCAAAAAAACGAAAGTGAAGGATATAAACAAGAGAATCCAAGCATATATTGTTTTGGCTGGCATCTTTCGAACACAAAAAAACGAGGATGAGGCATGTAATCATTATCAAAAAGCTTTAAATTTAGCTAACAAGTATAGGTTTGACCAGTACAAGCCCGAATTGTATGATCATCTATCCAAATGCAATAACTAAAGGAGGCGATCTCATGGGAGATCCCCGCGATGGTTAAACGAATAGCCCTCAGGGGCTTTTTTTATTTCAATAGATTTCTTTCGTGATAAAGTGTATGATGATATTTCAGAATTTACATAATATTAATTCGAGGTGCGAAATGAAAAAAGTAGGTAAGATTGTTTTATGGGTTTTCGTTGGAATAATAGCAATTGGGGTAATAGCAGCAATTGTGAACCCTGCTCCAACTCCATCCAATAACGTTAAAGCGGATCAGCAAAAAGAAACTCCAACACCAAAACCACAAGCAGATCCAGGGGAAATTACGCTGGAAGAATTTAATAAAATTGAAAACGGTTTAACGCTGGCACAGGTTGAAGAAATCATAGGCGGTAAAGGTGAGTTACAATCCAGTGCAGGTGATGGACAATATAAAACGGAAATTTATACATGGAAAGGTGCAGGAGGTTTTGGATCAAATGCGAACGTCACACTTCAAGGTGACAAAGTAATGGCCAAGGCTCAGCTAGGATTACAATAGATCAGAAATGATATATGAGGTGATGTTCATGTTATTGGGCGATCCAAGCGATGCATAAAAAGAAGCTCCTACGAGGGGCTTTTTATTTTGGTATACTCATCCTCATAGAGGTGATGTTATGGTTAATCTTCTTACTCAGAAAATCAGTCGTGAGTGGTCAAAGCTTCGCACCTTGGATTATGCAGATCGTATTTATTTGGATGATGAACGTCTCATTTACACCAAGTTCAATCAAATAAAACCAATGATTATAAGAGCTGTTCCAGATCATACTCCCAAGGCCATTGAAGATTGGCTCGGTGATATTGCTATTTATTTTGGAGAACAAGACGACATCAAAAATCGTAATATCTGGCTGGATCTATATGAATGTTTCATGCTGTTGACAGAAAACAACTTGCTGCAATTACATAATGGACAACTAAAATAACCCCTCATATCGAGGGGTTATCCTTATTTATTACGTTTCTCTTTTTCTTCACGGTCTTTTTTAGCTTTTTCGATTTCTCTTTTATCCATTAACTGTTTGTGTGATTCTTCATGTGCCTTGCTACCTTTGCTATTGTCCATGAATCCTAATCCCATCATACATTCTCCTTTTATTTAAGGAGATCCACGTGGTAAACTCTAATTGCGGTTAGAGGAGTCCCACGCGGATTCCTTTTATTTTTGTTTTAGGCTTCTTTTATTTCCTGTAGATCGAAAGTTGAGAATTTTGCTTTGACATTTGCAGCAACTTCGCTTTTGCTTAAATCCTCATAGTGATCATGATTGTAAGGTAACTCTTCAATAACTCCAGTACTTTTATGCTTGATCACAGCAGTCATTTTTGGATATTTCTTTTCCATTTTTATTCTCTCCTCCATGGCAGTTGCGCTGCTTGTTTTAGTTGATTACCAACCCTTTTTAAACCAAACGGCAATATCGTTTGTCTCCTCGGAATTATAGATTTTATAGCTTTGCACTCCACCTGTCATCGTAAAGGTGTATTTTCCAATATTGGTATCAAAGCATGCGTGTTTCACTGCATCGATTTTCATTGATTGGATCATTTTTATTGTCTCAACAATCCCTTTTGCCATCCCAAATGGAAGTTCATAATAAACTGTATATGGTTCGCTACAATAAAATAATCGTTCTTGATTCATAATGAAATGGTTAGGTTTCATTCGTACAACTAAATTCGGTTTACGGTTGGATCTTTGAGAATCCAGGATTTCATAAGCTACAATATCTTTACCAAAATGACGTTTATATTCATCGTTGAGTTCTGTTATCTCGTGTTGGATGTCGGTTGTTTTTCTAACATTGTGTAAATATTGATGATACATTTGCACTTCTCCTTTGCGGGCATCAGCGCCGCCTGTTTTAGTTTTCTATCTTTAATAACTTCAATGCTTCTTCCAACACGCATTGAACCTCGACGAACGCCGAATCAATGATAGTCATCTCTTTTACTGTTATATCTTCTTTCTTTTTCAGGTGATAAAAGTCTACTATTTTCGTTATATCACCTGTTAACCACATAGCCCTTTCTTTTTCTAGGTCATCGCCTAGAAAATCAAGCAATTCCTCTTTTGTCTCTACAACATCCGCTTGCAATCTCTCTGCGACAATCTCTTTAAGTGTTTTAGTTGTATTCATTCGCTTTTTCCCCTTTATTTTAAGTATTACAGGCAGCCGCGCCGCCTGTTTTATTGTCTTACTAAACCCTGATATATTAGTTTTGATCCTCGGAATTCCAAGCATTCTTTTGTTTCCTCACTCCATACCGTCCAACCTAAAACAGTGCTGTCTATATGGTTTTGTTTTACGATTTCAGCAAAACCTTTTAATGTTTGAGCGTTACCAGATCCAACTTTCACCTTTTCAGATTCAATATTTTCTATATAATTTCCGAAAGCTTCTTCCTCGGGTACCTTCCAAGCTTGAAAATAAAACTTTGCATTTTCCATGTTGTCCCCTCCCAGATGTAAGGCAGCCGCGCCGCCTGTTTTAGTCTTCAATATAAAAAACTTCTGTATCCTCATAAACCTTTTTGACCTCTACAGTGTCATAACCATATTCATTTGCGTATTTGCTGACCTCTTCCATGTCGAATTCATTTCCTGAATAAATCCGACTAACACAATCATCTCTATACTCGCTGGATTTAAATTTCACATGGTATACAGTAGAACGAACCTTATCAACTAATTTCATGTGTTTACCTCCTAAGGTAACAAAAATAATAAGATGTAACTTTGTCTATCCTCCATTGTAGCAATATTTGGAGTTCTTTCCCTCCATTCAGCCCACCCAGCGGATGAGCTGTAGCAAGGAAAATTAAAAGCTTTTCGATATAAACAAAGGTTTTTTGGTAGCTACAACATTAAGCTTTTTCTCACACTTCGAACATGTTTCGCCTTCTTTTTCCTCAGTAGTCCATGAAGAATGACCGCAATCACATGTATACATATACTCCGTTTTCCACTCTGTCATTGTAAATCTCTCCTTGTTTTAATTTTCTTGAATTATTACTTGATCCAGCACAATCTCAATATCTGGACCATCATATTTTTCTAAATACTGCGCAACTGCTTTTCTTTTTGCTTCTGATTCGCTAATATCGCTGAAAACATATGTCTCATCTTCACCTGTCGCGTCCCAATCTCCATAGCAATCTTGAAAATAGAACGATCCTTGAATTTCTACTGACCACTTTTCCACTAGTATCACTCCTTTTTTAGTCTGCTGATGGCTCGAAACGTTTGCTGGTTGTCATGTTCTCACTCCTAGGAAATTTTATTTTTATATGGAACGGGGATTGCTCCCCGTTTTGATTCATTACTGAAACGGATCAGTCGTCCAGGGTTCCATTTCGATTATTCCAACCATGCGATTGCCCCTTTCCCTATTCGTTGTACACATGGTAGAATGAATCTTGCGGGAGTCCTCTACCATGTGTTGAGGGCTTTTTACTTTTTTTCGCCATAACCAACTGGATCTAATGGTCTTCTCTTCATTTCGATTCCTCCATATGTTTTATTCGTTTGGTACTTGCCCTTCTTCTGCTTCGAACACTGCATCCCCCTCAGAACCTTCTGCAACTATCAAAAGATTTGTTTTCATGATTTCACCTCCTTGATCAGTCTTATTACCATCTGCTTACCAACCAAGACTAGGGATTTTTGTATCTGGTTCCTTTCCAGATTCAATCTGTCCTTCGATTCCTTGCCCACTATCCCAACCAGAGATTTCTTCTCCACCTGAGTTGCTCCAAGGATTATCGAAAATATTGTCTGAACTTCCCATTTAAATTCCTCCTAGTAAGAAATTCCGTGTTTTTCAAACCAATGTTTTATCTTTTCTTGATCCCTCCTCATGCTCTGCGCTTTACGTTGCCAAGAGTTATACTCTGGATCATCTCTGTCAACATCGTTTTCACATGAGTAAATCTTTGCATCCAGCTTGTAGAACATTTCTCGCTTTGAGTCAATTTCGTACTCGCTAGGTTTGCCAAACATCTTTTCACCTCCTCCAACTACTTGAGCCTCTTCTATTCAAGAATACGGTCCACAGTGGATACAACTAGGGAGAAGTATAAGAACATTCCGATTTTTATAACGAAAGCTACAATCACATTGTCGGAAACTGCACGACCCACTTTTCTAATGGCCAGTTTCAATTTCCAAACGATCACCCCAAGTTGGACCCCCACGTATGCGACCACCGACAGATATAGAAGAAACTCAAGTATATTAATCACTGTTTGCACCCCTTTCGTTGTTGTTGAGTACATCATACTTTAAAGTTAATCAAAGTGCAAGCACTTTTTATAAATTTATTTCAATTTATTTAACTTGCATTAACCTTAAGTTTGCAATATAATGTAGGAAAGGAGGGTTCGAAGTGAGCAGTTTAAAGAATAGAACGCGATTCAGTAACACCCTAGAAAACGAACTTTTTGCCAAATTCAATGAATTATCAAAAGAAACGATGATACCAAAATCAAAACTGCTTGATGAAGCGATCAAACTTCTATTAGAGAAGTTCGATAAAAACAAATAACACCAGCCATCACAATAGTTAACTGGTGTAGGAAAATAATTTTCTATTTTCTTAAAACAAATAAACCCCGCCGAGCCGCTAAACCTGACGGGGAATGTCCAAAGGAAATTTGAACATTTTCATACTACCATATCTATGAATCTCTATTTAAGAGAAAATGGAAAAGTATATGAAATGTTCACTAGCTTCTACGGACCAATACACAATAAGGAGTGGACAACATGAAAGAATGGTTGAATGAAGGGAAAGGCGAAGAAAAAGAGCTGAATAAAGCCGCTATTGGAATAGGTGGAGGGGCTGGATTGCTTGGGTTAGGTTGGATCTGGACGAAGCTTCAAGAACCTTTAGAACAGAAACAGTACAATCCTAACGTATTTGATGGAGTGATAGATACTACTTTAAACATTGCAGGGGTCGGAGTTGGAACAGCAGCATTGGCTGGTGCAGCGTATGCAGGACTGAAAATAGCGCAATTGAAACAAGAAAAGATAGATGTGATCCAAGTTGCACCAAGCCAAGTGCATGACGTGAAGCAAAATAACATTGAAAAGCTCACGAAATCACTGTTCTACATTCAACGAAATTGGTTCAAAAAACTAGTCAAGGGTAAAGCCTGGGGACGTTACTTGATTATCAAAGATGAAAAAGGAATGATATCATTTAGGTTTTTAACACCACAAGATCAAACTGATTCCTATATGAGTGTGTTGAAAGAATTCTTACCGCATCACTCTGTTCGATTGGATGAAGAATTCAATGACATTCCTTTCTATGAAAAAGGAACAGGCTTTTCCGGTCATATGATGTTTAGTCGAAAAAAAGGAAGCTATGGTATTAACGACAGCATCCATAACAATATGGGATCAATTTTATATGTCATGCCGAAATCAAGCGTGGTTGATATACGTTTCACACCAACCGATATTGATGAGTTTAAACAAGCTGGGGGCAGTGCTCTAAACAGATTCTTCTCCAAAGACAAAAAGACAAAAGTAGATAACATGGATATGACCGAGATTATCAGACGTTTCCGTGGTCACTCTGCTTTTGAGGTAAGTATTAATTTGTGGTCCAAAAAGGGCATCGTCGATATGTCTCGCCAGCTAGAACAGCACACAAAAGGAGTTAACAACTCCCTAATTCTAAAGAAACATTGGATCTCAAGAATTCAGAATGGACTAAATTTCAACTTTGTTCTACCAAATCGCAAAATGATTTGGAATGACAATGAACTCGCTCAACTATTATTTACTCCACCTACTAATCACAAAATCATGGAAAATATTGAGACGATCATGGAGAAACTCAAACCGAAAACTCATGAGCTTAGAAAAGGGTTACGGATCGGATACGCTGATCATGAAAGCCTTCTGCCTCCAAAAATCAATGGAGAGCGCACTATTGAGGACATTATCGCAAAAGGTCGCCCGATTTATCTAGATTTAGATACTCTAGATCGTCATGGAATTATTCCAGGGGCAACAGGAGCAGGTAAAGGAGCAACACTAGGAGGCATTACAGATGGATTTGTTGAAGAATGGGTGAAAAATCAGATTGAAGCAGGAATGACAATGCTTGATCCTCATGAACTTGCTAACTTTTTGGTTATTAATCGGTTATTAGAACAAGAACGATTAGGGATGAAAGTCAATTGGAGTAAAGTCAAATGTTATAGCTTTAATCCCGAAAACGAATATCCAACACCAATGAATCTCCTTTATTTCAGTAAGGAAAATAGAGGTGCTATTTCTACCAAAGCAAGCGAAGTTGCTGATATTATTTTGTCCGCTTTCCCTGGCGATCTGTCAAAAAGCGCTGTACTTCTACAAATGGCAATCGAAGCTTTATTGTCAGACAACGAAAATCACACTATCGCTCAGATCACGAAAGTTTTCCGTGATACAGATTTTCTTGCTAGCGTGATTGATGAATTAGACAATGAGTATATAAAAAACGAATTAGGAGTTAAATTAGATGAAATTCTAGAGCAACAAAAGAAAGGAAAGCAAGTGACAGATATCTCAGCAATCGTGACACGTCTTTTCCCTTTTCTGGGACATAAGGACATGCAAAGGAGCTTTGCTCAAGAAAAAAATGTTATCAACGGAAAGCGATCTTTCGAACAAGGGGAAATTGTTTTAATCGATTTCAAAGATGCTCCTGATGATGTTTATCGACTTTCAGCTGCATGGATCGCCAACCATTATTACCATGTAGCTATGGCAAGAACTCCATACACAGGAAAGCATCATTACCTTATCGCGGACGAAGCCCAAAAATTCAAAATCGAAAAGTTTACCAAAATAATTCAAGAAACACGTAAATATCGATTTGGGCTGATACAAGCAACACAAGACATGGATGAAATGGATGGAAGAGTAAAAAAAGCATTAGAAACAAACTGTGGTTTTCAGATCTCATTACGTCAAAATACTGGAATTGATGATGCTGTCAAGCTAATGAAAAACACATTCACAGAAGAACAAATAACAAACTTACCTGATAACCATGCTTGTTTATATTCGGTTGAAGGGTCAGCAAATGTAATGTTTCCTCCTCCAGCCTTTTTCTGGGAAGGTAAACGCACTGCGAAAGGATCACCAGAATATCAAAAAGCTTACGATCAAGCAAAAGAGAAGTTTTATGAGTTAGTGAAACGAGATTGCCGTCATTACACAGAAGTCGACAAAGAAATTAGAGACAAGATGCAAGGAAAACCGAATCTCACAGTAGTGTCTGGAGGCGGTTTATCTTCACCAGATTGATTCCTTTAGTCTGGTGAAGTGCTTTTATTTTCTTTAGTTCGATAAAGCGGGGCGAACCTGGGGGACTAGGGGGAAGGAGTGGGGCAATGTTTTGACTTTGGGGCGAGGAGAAGCGAGAGGGGTAGGGGGAGAGTAGATGAGGTGTGGGGTGTGTTTGACGGGAGCCATGATGAAAAGATCATGATATATCTTTTACATCTTATGATGTAATATCGTAGTCTGGAATAAAAATCCGGCGATAAACTCAATAATATCAAGGTGTCATATATATTTTTTGAACCTTTTAAATAGCACGTTAATAGCACATAAATAGCATGTAGATTGCACACGTAAAAAACAAATAAAAAGGAGATGAATGCCATGCTTGCAGATTGGTTAGAGGAGTTAAATGACAACGAATATCGGAACAAAAGAGATACGTTGATGGGGATTATCTACAGCCTTCGAATCACTGATAAACGGACAATAAAAATCATTACTGGATGGACTGACGACCAAATACGAGGAGCGTTTCGGAGAATCAGAGAACTTGGATCACATGAGAAAGAAAGCTGGCTACGAAGCTGGCAGCCAAGACAGAGGTCACCGTTTGTATATACACTTGGCGAAAAAGGGATTGAGCATGTAAGAGCGTTGAAGGATTACGCACTGGGATATGAAGAAAGTGAATTATCCATTCGCGGCCAAGTATCACATTTCATGGGAACGAATAACATCTTGGTCAGAGCAAAGCAAGCAAAGTTGCCAGTACTCAACTGGTACTCGCAAAAAGATACAATGTCATTCCTATTCTATCAGCTTCGCCCAACCAAATCGCCTGTAAACCCTGATGCGATGTTGAAGATGCAACAAGGGAGCTACTTCCTTGAATTCGATACTGGATCAGAGAACGGAGGGCGATTAGAAGGGAAAATTCACCGCTATATGATGTTATCCGCAATAAAAGGGACATTTCCTGTTATCTGGGTAACTCCTAAGCCTTCCAGAGCAGAATTTATCGCTAAAAAAGCAAAAGAAGCTCCTGATACTTATCTAATCAAAATGAAAGAAGAGTGCAGAAAACGCAAACTACCATTGATGCTTCCAAAACAAATGCCACTCATGTATTGTTTTGTAGAAGGCGAGGAAACAGCTTTCCTTGCTGGCCAGAAAGCAACCCCGATTCTAGGCACAGAATAAAAGTCTCTCAATCGCTGAGAGGCTTCTTTTTATTGGTTGAAATTACCGTTGATCATTAACGCATATTGGATAAAATAAATACATATGTTCTCTAAAATACATGAACATATGGTTGTGTAGAGCCGCCGTTTGGTGGCTCTTTTGCTTTATACAGGACGTTTTTTTAATCCATGCGATTCTAATATGTAAGGGTAATAGAAATCACTGACACCTGTTAGTTCATCGCCAGCGAGGAATCCATCTAAACACTTATCACACAGATGAATCCCGAAAGGAGAATACTCTGTCAAACTAACAAAATATTGTTCTTTATCACAGTTGTCACAGAAACGAATGTTTTCTTCGTTCTCTTTGTCGTAGTTTACACCCATTATTTCACCTCCTCGAAAATTCTCCATTAATCAGATATAAAGAACCTTTCGAATACAATACCATTACCCATAGTACAAAAATCAATTCTAGGGTATCTACAGTTCGAATTTTGGCTATATATAGATCTATCAGATACCTAAATTAATTTATTGGTGAAAATTGCTCCCTCCCTTTACTTAATAAACGTATAGATTCTTCATGTATCGCTTTTAGTTCTTCTTCTGACATTTCTTCTACTCCTGTTGCTGTTTCTTGTTGAGCTAGTGCAATAGATACTGGCATCTTGGTAACCTTTGCTTTTCTCTTATTGCTGGCAGGCTTGTCTTTTTGTATGTATTGGTTGTATTGTCCGCTCAGAAAATACACTATCTGAGCTTGTTTACCTTCAATCCTCACACATTCTTCTGCTGCTTGTATGAGCTTTCCAAAACCTATTGAATTACTAGCATCTACGAATTTCTGATAGTGTTCATCGTGCTTTTTAATATCAGATGCCCCTGTTTTGGTGAATATCTCTCTGAAAGCTATGTACTTAGAATCTAATTCCCATTTATCGGGAACGCGCGAAGCGTCATCATCATCTGATTTATTAAAAGATGATTTATTAAAAGAAGTATTTAAAAGATGTTCGTCATTTTGTCTGGATGGTTCGTCATTTTGTCTGCATGGCTCGTCATTTTGACGAATGCCAGATTTCGGGCTTTCTTGGGTGTCAGGTGTTAACACCTCAGTATTTAAGCACTCGTCATTTTGTCCAGTGCTATTTTCAAGGGGTTTGACATTTTTTTGATTCATAGGAGCTGTAACCCCAGTATTTAGCCATTCGTCATTTTGTCCGATGCCATTTTCTTGGTTTTTGTAGTGGTCCAGTTCAAATCCTAGTTTGTTTAGCTCCTCTTTAATTGTATCGACATTAGCCTTATACCATTTAGCACGATAGATGGCTTTTTGTTCTGGCTCTCTTGATTCTAGTAATCCTTTTTTTACAAAGCTTTCTATGTATCGCTCGCAAGTTTTAGGACTGATTTGATCTAATAACTCACTAGCCATCTCACGATAAGACTTCCAAAACCATCCTTGGCGAATTTGCTGTTTGAGGCGGCGAACTTTCTTTATATCGTTATTGGAAGCGGCTTCTTTTATTTGTTTATAAACCTCGTTATCAGTTTTTAACCAATGGCGTGTCCATCCTAATAGAGATGACAATAAAGCAGCTTGTATAAATCCACCTGCAAGCTTTATCATGCCTTCTCGAAGTATGTAGTATTTTTCGGTGTAATCCTCATGTTGTTTTGCTTCTTCCACCATCTGTTCAACTTCTGCCATCTCTGCTCTTAATTCTTCATTCATAGTCATGACAAATACCTCTCCTATTAGCCTTACAGGAGAGGACACCGCACATTGATTCTAGATGCATACATACAATTGTCATAGGGTCATTTTATTTTTATGTATTGACCACTAAATAGAAATTCGTTACAATTGTGGTGATAAATTTGATAAGTGGTAAAGCTAGTTGTTGTCAGCAACTACTTTACGAGTGCGGCGTCCTTGTTCCAGCAAGGCGCTTTTATTTTTTTGTTGGTTTATTTTACTGATAATATATTACCAATATCTGCACATTCCGACAAGCTATTGATAGACTCATAGATTTCAAAAGAAAGAGTGGTCAGTCATACGACCGCTTTTTTATTTGTAAAGCTCATCTGGCAAGGCATGGACAATCTCCGTGATATCAGGGTGATCGAAATGACAGATATCATCCTCATTACCCCCATCGGGGAAAGACACCCCAACATAGTCCCAAGCTCTATAGTCATAAATCTTGCCGTCATTGTGTCTGTATATTTTCACTTGCCGTTTGCCTGTTATTAAAACAGTTTCAATATCATCACCAAACTGTGCTTTGACAATTGTTCCAACACGCAATAACACATCTTCCATAAGATCGCTCCTTTGGTAGTTTGAGAAGACAGAGAGAGACGAGACTTCTCTTCCGTCTCCCAACGTCTCCCATGCGGGTTCGTGGCTATTTTGTGTCAATGGATTTTTTGGCGATACGAGCGTAATGATCACTCAATCCTCCTACTTCCATTAACTCTTTTTTTGTTGGTACTCGCCCGAGTCTATTCATCAAATCATTAGCAGTTTGTATGGCCTGTTGTCTTGCATCAGTGTTCGGTTTAAATAGATGATTTTTATCTTGTTTAATTGTCTCCTTCTTGGCTTCTACCACTTCAGGGTGAAATCCAATTTGCCGTTTTGGGAGAGGGATAATCTCTGTGGAGACGATCGATTCTGGTTTATTGGTGACAATCGGTTCAACTACTTCTGTCTGTATTTCCTCTGCTTCTATAATCTGTGAGGGTTGGTTCTTTTCATCCAACAACTTTTGAATGTATTCTGGCACGTCACCTTCCATCACTTTTGCTCGTTTCTCCGCATCCTTGCGAGTTAGTTCGATCAGTGCTAGGGCTGGTTGATCGCTTTTCCAATGGATATACTTGACCAGTTCTTTAGTTTGGTTCAACTTGGCAATATCATTTGCCTCTTTCAACATTTGTCTCGCCGTTTGCTGATGGGGTTTACCACTATCAAGTATCAACCAGACAAACAGCTTATCCATCAGAAACATCATACCGCTTAGGCAAAGTCCCATAATGACACCCAACATACCACCAGTTAGTGACAATCCGTACATATTGACTGCTGTTACCAGTGAAAAGCTTCCGAAGTATCCAACAGCAAGCCAAGTGGGGTTATCTCTGCGATAAGCCTGTTGGAATGCTCGGATGAGTAGGAGCAGGATAAATGGTATCTCTACCAATGCCAACAATGGCAATGCTGGGATTCCAACTTTAGCCGCAATTCGGCTGGTACTCTCAAACGATATCGTCACCAGTGTTAACGCTACGCCTAACGCAGCTAATCCGGCAACCCAGATGAAAATCTTTCGTATGCTATTTTGATTCATTTTTTGTTCTCATCTCCTCTGATGTTTATTGCACTTTACTGTGCTAAACTTAACGGGAGTCTTTTTGTAAGACTCTTACTTGAGGTTTGCTGGTGTTGTTTGGACGCTCGCCAGCAAACCTTTATTTATCCTCCTTCCACAACTCCTCAGGAATATAGGCTTTCAATGCCTCAGCAATAACATCTTGCATCGTTACTTTCTTGGTAGCTGCGTATATTTTCAATGCATAATGTAGATTCCCATCCATGTAAACTCTCATGTTTTTTAATTCACTTTTTCCTTCTGACATTTTCCAACCCTCCCTTATTTATAATAATAGCACATTTCGCACATTTGTGCAATTGCTAATTAAATAAAAAAGGAGCCTTAGACAGCTCCATTTACATCTTTGGTATATTGAGTTGATCTAAATAACGGTTGATGGCTTCCATAACCAAATCTTTTTCAAACTTATGACCCGAGAGAGCCACCCCTACTTTTAGCCTTCTGTTCAGTGATTCTGGCACATCAAATGTCTTCTTGACTACAGATTCCTGCATTTCTGTATTTACAGGTTTCTGTATTTTTGTATTGCTGGTTTTCTGGGTAACTGTATTTCTGGGTTTACGGGAACCTGTTTTTACAGCTTTCTGTATTTCCTTAATTACAGAATTCTGTGATTGTGTATTTCCAATATCCTGTATAACTGTATTAACAGGATCATGTACTTCTGTATTTATGGTTTGATGGTTATCTGTAATTACAGTTTCCTGTAATTTCGGTTTTACGGTTTTCTGTATTTCTGGTTTTACAGAACCCTGTACAACTGTAATTACAGGTACCCGTAATTCTTCTTCTATGGTTTCCTGTATAACTGTAGATGCGGTTTCTTGTAATCCTGTATTTACATCATCCTGTAATTCAGGTAATACAGTTTCTTGTAATTCCGTTTTTACAGATTCCTGTATTTCTGTATCACTGTGATTCTGTGTTTCTGTATTTATGGTTTCCTGTGTAACTGTAATCACATCTTCCTGTTGTTCTGTGTTTTTGTATTCCTGTGAACCTGTAAATACAGGTTCCTGAGATTCTGTATTTACGGGTTTCTGTAATTCCTTATTACTGTCATCCTGTGATCCTGTTTTTACAGTTTTCTGTGATTCTGTTTTTCTGGTTTTACGGGGGATTTCACCTAAGATATCATCAAACAGTTTTCGTTTTGGTGATTTTTTGGTTGGTTGTTTAGGATTCTCCGACACGCTCAATCAACTCCTTAACAAGTGATACATAAGGCTTTAAGGTTACTCGATCTTTAGCTGTTTCTTTTCGAACTCCAATAAGTGAATATTCTTTGATTCTTGTCCTGCGCTTGATGATTGTATCGAAGATCAAATCCTTGAATTGAATTTTGGCTTTTTGATAAACCGATTCATCTAAAGATGCCACACTATCCATCATGGATGTAATGATTCCAAGAAATTTCATGTCTTTGTTGATCTCTTCTTGTACAAGATCGACAGTTTCCTCATATCGAATTAAACCATCATAACAAAACGGTTCAGGCTGGAAGATGGCAACAGCATAATCTGATGCTGCTAAGCCGTTTAAAGTGTGGTCACCAAGGTTCGGTGGCAAGTCGATAACAATGTAGTCATAGTTTTCTTTTAGAGGTTTAATGGTGTCAGCAAGCAGAGTAAATGGATGACCATCTTTGTATTCGGTGTACAAGTATTTGGACAAGTACGCCAAATAATCATCAGCAGGGATGATATGAAGATTATCCGTAACCTCATGTATGTATTTTTGAGCGTTCTTTTCTTTAAGTGCTTCGAAAATTGTACGATCCTCGAAGTCAAAAAGGCTTTGGCGTGTCATCATTTGAGTCAGATTACCTTGACTATCAAAGTCGACCGCTAAAACCTTGTATCCACTTTCAGATAAGAGATCGCAAATCATGGCGCAAGTTGTGGTTTTACCAACTCCGCCTTTCCCGATTCCAATCGATATTACTTTTCCCATAATAAAAATCCTCCTCCTGTAATTCTGTATACCTGTATTTCTGTATTTATGGTATATCTCCTACATAATAGCATGGACAAATAAAAAAAGCCTGACCAGCCGAAGCCGATCAGGACAGAGGTTTTTTATTATGGTATTTTTATCATAGCAAAAAACAAAAAACCTGACCAGCGATAGCCGATCAGGAGTAAGGGTAATGTTTGATACTTATCATATCACAAGTGAGGGGAAACCCTCGCTTTTTTATGTGCGTTTATTCAACTCGATTTTATTTACTTTCTTTTCTAGTAAAGCTCTTACTTTTGCAACTATCTCATCAATATTACGAGCTGAAAATGTAGCCCTATCAGCTCCATCAATTACGCAATCATAGAAAGGTGGTGGATCACCAGGATTTATTGGTTTTTCAGGTACATATTTAACCCCGAAGTATTCACATATCCCCTTAGCAGTTTCAACAGCACATTCTTTTTGAAATGCTACATCTATCATTCGTTTTGCTTCGGTTTTACTTGGATCATCCATGAAACCATATTCAACCAGACATGCAGGCATTGTAGTTTCTCTCAACACTTGGAAGTTAGCAGATTTCACACCTCTATCCTTTTGTACAGTGCCACCTTTTACATATTTATGGACCAAAGTAGCTAGTTTCTTTCCGTTCACGCTACCAGGATAATGGTAGGTTTCGACACCTTCGCCACCGCCCGCATTGTAATGTATGGATACATAAGCATTAGCCTTGTTTCTATTGGCTAAGGCTGTCCGTGTTCCTAGCGGTGTGTCATAATCCGAAGGAGCTACCAACAGGGTACGAAAGCCGCATCTTTTTAACTCTATGTTTAATAGATTCGCTACAGCTCGGTTAAATGTATTTTCTTTGATAACTCCCACTCCAGCTATATTGGGAGTCCTTTTGCCGGAGGTGGATTGACCATGACCATCATCAATCGCGATTAAGTAAGACATTATTTTCCCCCCTTATCATCGCTATAGCCAGTGTTTTCCGTTGTGGGGTTACTGAGTATCCCGAAGATAACTAAAACAGAAATTATAGCCATTAGAGCCTCTTTTACGGCTCCTAGCTGTTCGGGTAGTACCGTAACTCCAAACGACTCCAAGACAATAGGAATAAACGAAATAACGCTGATCCAAAGACCAGCGTTGCGGAATCTATTTTTCATGATGATCGCTCCTCTATTTTGATAATATGATTTGAACTGCCCATGCTACAAATCCGGCAGTGGTTGTTACAAAAATTAAGAACATGGACCAAAACCTCGTTTTCAGGTCTTTGATCTGTTGCTCTAAATCTTTGACCTGTTCATCATTGTTAGTGTCTACTTTTGCCACTTCCTTTTGGAGGTGAGCAAGGATAGATCCAAGTACCGCGATATCTCTTTCTAGTTTGTCTAACCTAGAATCAAGTCTATCTAATTTTTTAATTAAGTCATATGTAGCTTGTTTCGTCATGTATGTACCTCCTCACACTCACCTCCAGCGAAAAACCCTCTTTCTTTTAAACCGAGATTTGTCCCATGTAATGTACAGTAAATTCGGATGTGTTAACCTGAACAGTTATACCAGTTCCGCAATCGTGAAAGACTAGTACTTGGAGATAGTCTCCAGCTAGGAATTGTTCGATGGATATTGCAGAAAAATCCATTGCACCCGCTCCACCATACACCGTATTTATCGCTACGGTATCAACTCCATTTTTTCTAACAAAAACCGTTCTTCGTGGAGCTGTAGCCGATGGTGCTCCACTAGCTCCACCCATAGCGGCACGGGCTTTAATGAAGTAAAAACCATCCTGTGGAATAACAATTCGTGTGTTATCTGTACCTGGATACATGGAGGGCATTGTCATCCAGTTAAAACCACCAGCATACGAAACTAAAGTATTGGTTGCAGTTGCTAAAGTCATAGTCCCTGACATAAAACGCTTGATCGAAGGAACAACCGCATTGTTAGGAGTTGCTAATACTCTTCTATCTGTAATGGTGAAACTGGAAGCAGAGGAAGCATTATTTGGAACTGCAACAGTAGCAAGTGGTAAATCCCAATTATTCGCGTTCTGCACTGGTGTAGTAGTCCCTTGTAACACTTGATATTGCATTGTGTTGTTGACAAAATCACATCGTAAGACAACCAAATCTGTCCTTGTTGATCCGCTAGTATTCGAGTTGATAGCTAGTGTGGCATCTGTTCCAGTATGGATAAAGCAATGACCCTTGACGAAAGCTTTACCAGCTACAATAGTTACAGCCATTCCAGAACCAGCACTAACCGCCATATTGTTTGCTGAAATATCCATCGACGTACCTTCTGCCATGATTCCATCTGTTTTCATTTTCTGAAACATGGCTCGCCATCTGGATTCCATAGAATTGGCTCCAAGTCCCGAATCAAAGGGGAAATAATCATAAGTGGGCATCCTATCACCTCTTTTCTATTTTGCCTACACGCCCTTGCAATCGGCGGTATTGATCGAATAAACGGAAAGTGGTTCCTACTGCTGCTCCCGGTGTTCCTACGGTTGGAGTTATAACCTCACCATCTTTGTCTATAGTGATTTGAATGGAGCGTATGACATCCTCAATGGTTTCCCCTTGTACTTCTACAGTCGCTTTATAACCAAGGTCATAATCAACCATGAATTGCGTTCCTGGTACATCCAACGGATATATTTCAAGTCCTGTTTGCTCTGTTCGTTCCTCTAATTCGTTGTATAACGCCTGTAGTAGTTCGCTTTCTACGGTTGTCTGTCGTTGGTCTAGAAAATACTCTATGGTTCCGTATAGAACCCTTGAAGGCTCATCACCAGTCCCAACAAAATAGCGCGCTGTATCCTCTCCGCCGCCTCCGCACAATATATAGTTGCCCTCTGGAGCCTCAACAGAATAGCGATACCCAGATAGATTCCGTCTTTCTTTAGAGAATACGACCGTCTCGGTTACATCTTCCGGTTGGAAAACTTCGAAAAGTAGAATAGGGATTCCAAAGAAATCATCATAAGATTGGATGACTCGGAACCCCAAACCGCCGCTTAGTGCGCATTCTTGTAACTTTTCGATCAGGTTGTTGTATCGGCTACGGACAGTTATGGTAGGGCCTTTTAAACCGTCTGTTGTGGTTGCTAAAAGTGGAATTTCGCGCGGATCAACTGCGAGATATCCCGCATTATTTTCCACCAAATGAAGCATACAAGTTTCTGCTTTACCAGTGAATACATCGTAGCCAATGCCTGTGCCCCTGTGAAAGTTATATATCCCATCAGGATTCGGTGGAATCGCCATCCTTGTAGCGAGAAGCCCTGTATCATCAATTCCCATGACGGTAAATGATCCTTGATCTCCATCACCGCTCCAATCCTCGTTCATCTCGATATTGCGGATCGGACCAGAGAAAACAATATCTCCGTCACGGGTTACTATGATGCCACCAAGCCCATCACCCTCACGTCGAACTTGCAAGAGTGTGTTGATAGCGTCTGTCTCTTCTGGAGGAAGCTCCAATATCCACTTGCCCACGTCATTAAAATTCATGATGAGGGTTAACTTGGTGTAGTTGATGACAGGAGCTATACGATCCAAAAAACTATCTCTTACCCATACCTCATAACTCATATTAAACCCCCAAATATCGCGGACTATAGGCAAGCTGAATAGACGAATCAGCGGTAGCGTTCGCCATTTCGATCTTGACCGAGTTCTGACCAGGTTCTAGCGTCCAAAAAGTAGAACCCCAAGCCAGTTGCGGCAAGAGGTTAATGTTTTCATCTAATGTGATTTGTCGTAATTTCGTATCAATAGTGATCGTTTGTGTGTCATCAAGCGTTACATTGCTGATGGACAATGTTTCTCCTGTAGTTTGATTTATCAATGCTGGATTGTCTCCCGGACCATGTATTGTCCATGTGGGAAAAGTTTTAACGTCCCCATCATAGTTGATACTGAGCTGAGAACTAACCGCATCGCCGCCCAGATTCAAAGGGAAGAACGGGAACCACATGGGAGGATTTTGGTCTAGCATGAAAACTTCTGATGTCTCTGATCCGTAAAAATAAGGATCGAAAGCCCGAAAGACAAGCGTTAATTTACTCCAACAAACCCCGTTCTCTTCGCCTGCTCTGCCCTGCAATCCGTCTTTGTATAAACATGAAATGTATCTATCAAAGCCATCAGGAGAAATGAAACGAATCTTTCCAATGCCTCTGTAGATATTCAAAGAATGAGTAAGGCTTCTGATTCGTTGGAATAAATCTGATCGACTGGTACCCCACACAATCAAATCAAGTTCTAATTCACGGGGTAGTGTCTTCGATCTACGATAAAAAGACCCGTCCTCAAAGGGAATAGGGTCTTCTATGTGTTGAAAGTCAGGATTATTGAAACCGCTCCAGCCGCTTACGTCTATCCAATCCTGTACAGTGATAATAGTTTCTTCGTTCGTTGGTGATATCCAAGATATTACTTCTTGATCAGCCATAGAGGAACGCCGCCTTTCTCATAGCGTTCAATACTTCTTTGTCTGTTGTGCGTTGTGCTTCATAGATGTTGATAATGGGCTGTTGTCTGGATGCACTGGTGGTACTTGTTGTATTAGTAGGTTTTTGAATCTGTGAAGTAGCATCAGCAGCGTTTGTTGCTGCCATTTTGATTTTTGGTACTCCCGCATTCATACCTTGAGCAAACATGGACATCAAGTTAGGAGCCCATTTATCAGCATTTGCCCCTGGTCCCAATTCCGTAGGAGATGAGAAGCCAAGGTAAGACTTGATTTTTGCTGCTGCGCTCTTTGCTGCTGCTACTATCCCGCTTATTTTGCTTCTTATCCCATTTCCAAACATGCTCATTAAGTTCGATCCCCAAGAATAGGCTTGACTTGCTAATCCAGACAATAAGCTTCTGATACTGCTAGCCGCGTTTGATACTGCATTTCTTGCCGCGCTGAACCCTCTTGATATAGTAGAACCTATCCGAGACATAGCAGATGAAATAACCCTTGTAATTGCCGCCCACGCTGTAGACGCTAAAGCCCTTATCACATTCCACGCAGTGGTCACTACGGAACGGATAGACGCAAATCTGGAAGAGATCGTCGAACCTATCCGGCTTAAGAATTGACTTGTAACGGTCATAATGGATCTCCAAGCGCCCCCGATGACTTGACCAAGGGAAGCCGCCCATCTTCCCAAGAATCCAAGAATCCGACCACCAAAGAACAAAAGGAAAAGATTCCATATCAAGGACAACGCCGACGAAAGAAGCGCCTGCACTGAGTTCCACAACCCCGTCCAATTTGCTGTAAAGAGATTCGCAAAAACCATGATCAAATTCAAAATCACATCAATCGCGCTAGAAATCACATTTTTAATAATGTTCCATGTGGATACAATGATAAATTGGATCGCTGGCCAAATAAATTGTATAACCGACCAGATCATTTGCATCGCTACAGTGATTACACTAACTAAAAAATTCCATACATTTGAAGCTGCTTGAACGATTGTCGCACCGTTTGTGCTCCACCATGTTTGTATCTTCGTCCACTGTTGCAATATGAAATCGACGACGGCTTGAACGGCTGGCGTCAAATAATCGACGACGGCTTGGAATCCTATCTTTATCGCTTCCCACGCTTGCAATACACCATCCCGAAACGCTGCTGATTTATTCCAAGCTAGAACAAGAATCGCAATCAATGCAGCAATGCCGCCGATTACCGCCCAAGCGGGTCCACTAATCGCTGCAAGTGCGCCGCCTATCGTTCCAAATAGTCCTATTACGCTTGAACCTAACATGATAAGAGCACCAAGCGACATTAAAATTACAGGTAACACCGCTGCAAATGCGGCTATCCCGACAAGAGCAGCTTTTGCACCTGACGACAATGAAGAAAACCAACTGCTAAACCTTTCTATACCAGAGATTACAGAAGGCAAATACGTTAAAGCTAATTTCGCTAGTTCATCCCCTACAGGCTTCAAGGCTTCTTGAATCTGTCGCCACATCGATGTAAATTGGACCCATGTGTCACCGCTCGCAATCGCTGCAACTTCGCTGGCTCTACCTCTCACGTCATCTAATGTTTTAGCTAAGTTTTTGCTGTTTAGATCGGCAGTGTCAACACCCGCGGCTACTAGGTCCATTGCTTGATCTGATGTGACCCCAAATTTCATCATAAGTTCGCGTACCTGATCGATTGCAGCAACTGCATCAATTCCAAGGATGGTAGAGAGAGCAGCGGCATTGCTCACCACATTAGATAATTGAACATCATTTAACATCCATAATTTTTTCTGTGCGGTTCCTGCGATGTTCGCTATTTCATTCAGGTCTTTCCCTAAACCATCCCGAAACACTTGTTGTACAATGGGTGTTAATCGCTTCATTGCTGCCTCTGAGTTTCCCGTTTGAGCTTGCAGAACAGAGAACATACGGTCAATATCTCCGGCACTTTTAAGAGCTACACCACCAAGCAGAGCAAGGGGAATTGTGATACCTTGCATCATGTTTTCAGACATATCAACCATGTTTTCCCCAACTTCACGACCGCGGTCTCCAATTTCTTTCATTCGGTCTGTCAACTGTATGGAAGCTTTTTGAGCACGTTGGAAGGCTCGCTCCGCTGTTTGACCTACCTTCTCTAGTACTCTACTTGCGTTGTCTTTACCATTGACAATGATATCTATAATGTTTGCCAATCATCTCCCCCCTTTCTTCTTGGACTGGCGTTCTATCTCTTTTTGTTCTTGATTCCATTGCTCTATCAATACGATTTTTTGAAGTTGTGTCAAATCAGCATAGTCGTTTGGAGACATTCGTAAATGACGGATGAAAAAATAAAACTCCTTCGCATCATCACTCTTTTTTGCGAAAGGAGTCTATATTCTTATCCTCACTTAATTCTTTTCTTTTTTGTGGGGAATCGATTCCTGATATCTCCATTACTTTTTCTCCTACTGCTTCAATCCACTTAGGTTTCCAAGATTCATCAATAGTCTGTGTTGTCCATTCAGTATCAACAGTACCAAGGGCAGCCGCTTTTAGCCATGCATCATACTGAGCTTCTGCTAATGCAACTGTATCCACTTCTACCGCTTGTGATTCATTCTTTCCAATTTTCTTCTGATTCACCTTTACCCCGCGGGATAAGATACCTTGTATTTGCTTAGCTTCTGTATGACGCAGGGGTCTAATCTCAATTTCGTAGGAGGTTCCCTCATGTTCAACGGTTACTACTTCTACCTGTTTAATACCTTGCGCTAATGCAAGGGTTAATTTACCCATGTCTAAATCCTCCTAGTAAGTCGCCTTATCATTGGTGATCTCAAATTCAATTGGTCCACTACCGTCATCAGCCACCAAAGCTCGTAATGTTGCTGTTTGTTCTATGCGATCCCTTCCGCCCAAAGGCTGAGACATGGATGTGTAAACTGCTCTTGGTATATTGATTACAATGTTTGAACCGACATTGATAGTAGTGTCAAACTCTAACAATGTGGTGCTAGTTGGTCCTGTTGCTGTTCCCCAGAATTTTTCTAACTGAGTAGTAGAGAAGAATGATAGATTCATTTCCATTTCTACCATAAATGCACCGCGAAACGCCCGACGAGGGAAACGGCTGCCAATCGTTACCCCAGATTCGTTATCTGCTCCCGTTTCTATGGTAATAGAGAATGATTCAATAAAAGCTGATTCATCTACTCCGTTTATAGTCGCTGTGACTTGATGAGGCGCATATATATCGCCTTGAGTGAAAGTAGGGGTAGCGTTTAAACTTGCTTTCTCATCTTTGCCGCCCAGAACATCAATAGATGCAGTCAAAAAACTATCATCTAATTCCAGACTAAGAGATCCCACCACGCATCCAGAGAAAACATGTTCAAACACATCTTTACCAACTCTAGCGGTAAATGATTTCATTAACGCGCTATCTTGTGGGAAAAACGAATGTACATATGGACCAGTACCACTGACAGAGTATCCACCAAGTACCCATTTGAGGAACCAAGGAAACGCTTCTAAATCAAATGATGTTTCTATGCTTCCTTCGCTCAAATACTGTGCTGGTGCTACGATTCTATCAAGGCGTGAAACACCTTCATATATCAAAGCCTGGTCGCCTGCTGGATCAAGTTCTGCGTTACCAGGGTCAATGGTTTCTACTGCTGCTACTGCTGTGCCGAATGTGGTTTCTTCAGCAAAACCTAAATATCTAGTAACTCCCAATTCAAATCACCCCTATTTTTATTTGAATATGCATTATACTGGTACATAGGAGAGTTATTCCGTCTATAGGAAAAAGCGAGGTTAGTCATGGGTTCGGACTACGCTCTCAAGGTTTATGCAGTATGCTGGGCTCTCTCTGCATCTTTGTTCGCCTTGGGAAAGGCGACGAACGGAAAGTTTCTTAGCATCTTCGGAGCCTTGGCAATGTGTTCAATGAGTGTCTGTATGGTGCTCCTCACGGCATTCCCCAAGTGATCCTGTGAGACGGGTTCGTCCGTTGGTTGGTGCTATGCATTTTCAACCGACGGGCGACCTAATTAAATAACTATTCCCTCCTTTGTATCCTGAAAGCAAACTCACATGATGCCCAATAGATGCTACTATTTTGTACAGCTTCATACGATGGATCGAAGCTCTGTGGGCGTACATCATATACTTTGCCATCCAGAGAACGATCTGAAATGATCACATCATAAACCTTTGCTGCAATGTCTTCTGCTGCGTCTTTGCCATTTTCATTATCAAAGTCATGTACCATCACAATGAAATTGAATAGAAAATCATGTATTGCTGTGTGTCCACTGACTAAATCTGGAGTATGTGGAGCGGGCAAAACCCACACAATAGGCATATTATCCACATCACCAATATCCGCTCGATCTCCATAAACAATAGAAGAGACATCAGCCAATGTATCAGCCTTTGCCCCTTCTAGCTTTGCTATGATCGCATCTTTTATTTCCTTACGTATGGTTGCTAGATTCCGAGAATCAATGTTGTAACTCATAGTAAACCAACCCTCTTTAACTTAGACACTACAACGCTTTCTGTTCTTGCTTCTGTATGGTGTATAGCTTCCTCTACATACTTTTGCCCCTTTTGACCACGAACTGAACGAGCGTAAACAATACGTCCATGCCATTCAAAACGCAAGAATTTGGCGCGTTTTGGGGTGATGGGTTTACCTGATCCATATATTCCAGTTCCATCGTTCACCCATCTGGCATACTTCAAATTTGTAAAGATGTTATATTTCAAATCACCAATCTTTTTCTTGCTCCATGAATCTCTCAAGGCTCCTGTTTTCCTTGGGCTAGTTTCTCTGATATTACGTCGGGTTTCCCATGCTACTTCTTCCACTGCTACAGATATAGCACGGGGAGACTTTCTTACTGTTTGAGGTAAATCTTTATTCGTTACGGATATTTGAAAGGACATTTATATATCCTCCTTGAATGCGACATATCGAATGCGCCGCCATTGGTTGAGTGCTGTCAGGAGATTAGGTGGATATAAGGGCAACATTGTGTTGTTATTCCCTCTGATAGCCTCCAATTGTATCTGAGTCTCTTTGATGTGATAACGGCATAGTTGAGCAACAGCTAAACCAATACCATCTGGATAATCGTCCTCACCTGTTTCTGGATCAACGAAATCACGATTACAGTATTGCTTTACAAATGACAACACTTTTGGCAACAAAACTGGTAAGTATTCATCATATTTGGTATTACTGGCAGGAATGAGCAACAGCGTTTTAATCTCATCTACAGTGATCGTTGCCATTACTTAGCACCTTTTTTCTTTGGCTCTTTTACCTCTGTCACATTTGGGCTTTTTCTCAATACCTCTATGAGTTCTTTATCCTCTGTTTCCAGTTCACCATTTTCAAACCGCACTGATTTCTTTCCATGCATCACAAGTAATGACGTATATCTTTCACATGTAAATTTCAAATCCTCACCTCCATAAAAAGAAGGAGGCACAAGCCCCCTAATTCATTAGCCCTGCTGCCTTTAATTTTGCGAGTAATGCATTAAAATCCGATACAAGCCCAGCAACATCCGTTGCAGTGCTGTCTGCTTGTGTAGCCGCTTTTGTGGCGGTAAGTTTCCCGTTTATGGTGTTTTGTGCTGATGTATCTAACTTGGTTAGAGAAACAACACCATCGGTAATTTTAGCAGTAGTAACCGCATTATCAGCAAGCTTTGCAGTGGAAATAGAGCCATCCGCGACAGCTCCCTCTCCTGCTTCCAATGCTTCTAGAACTTCCCTCAGTCTTGGAGGAAGTCCACTCATATATTTTAATTCCATCACTCATCCTCCTTAGGTTGTTGGTAATCCGGTGATTTTACCATGGAATAACTCTGGTCCAGATTCTAAACCAATCTCGCCGTAGATTTGATATTTGAATGCTGCGCCAATACGTGCTAACTCTTCCCGGAACAAGAATCCTTTGCCTGGAATTTCTAGAAACACAGGAGAACATACGCTAAGATCAGCTAGAACAATGGTATCTGCTGGCAAATAACGATCTAACATCACACCAAAGCGACCAAAATCCGTTTCAATTTGGTTGATGTTTACACCACCGATATTTCGATCTTCTGGCGCATAACCGTAAGCATTGGAAATTTGTTGTTTCTGGAATCCGTTAGTGATGATAACTGTATTTGCTCCAAATGGTGCGCCGTTAGTAAACATTTCTAGCAACAAGGAATTGAAAGTTGTTTTAAAGTCAGTGCTACCAGTTCCATCCACTACATTTGTGGTAATCGCTTGGAGTAGTCCCCTTGTTTGCCTCCCAGGATTGACGTTTGTTGCCGGATTGGAGAAGACACCGTTCAAGAAGGTATACTCAATGTTTCTTGCAATGATCTCTAATTTTCGTTGTGTCTGCCAGTCCACCTCATTCATCACAGGTTGATTTCCTAAGATGCTTTGACCAGATATATTTCCTGTTGCTGCTTGTTTGGTATAGGAAATCTCAAGAGTTTCATGGAAAATTTGAACCACGTTAAAAACTTGCGCTCTATCAATTTCACTTGGCGGTGGAGCGTTTTGACCTTCTAACTGATTGACTGGTTGCGCTGGTGCTGGCAAGCTAAAATCTTGAAATGCAAATTCCTTTGAGCTGGTACGCATACCACCAGTAAGACCGCCGATTGCGCTTAGAAATGGGGTTTCTGTTGGGGTAAGTGCAAAGATTTCCCCCACAAAGTTAGGTAGATTAAATGTAGTACCCTGACCGTTAATTACTGCCATATCTCATTCACTCCGATTCATACATTTTGGATTTTAACGCTATTGCTTGACTGATATTTCCTTCTTGCATTGCCTTTTGATATTGAGCCTCTAGGCTGTTTGGTTGAGCGTCATTGGATTTAAACGGCTCACGTCCATTTGTTTTAAACGTTTGCTGTACTTGATTTTGGACTGCTTTGGAAAACACTTCTTCCAACATGGAGAGGTTAGCACTTGTCTTTTCAACATCGTCAGCAACAAAAAAATCAAGCAATTCAACAGGTAAACCTTTTTCAGTAGCCTGTTTATACGCTTGATTTCGTATCGTTTCGAGTTGTTTTTCTTTCTGTAACTGATCAAACTGTGATTTTAGTTCTCGTAGTTGCCTTTGCTCCTCGGTTTCCTCTGGATATAACTTCTTCACTTCTTGCTCTACCAACGAAGATAGATTGTTTTGTTTCCACGTTTCTAAGCCCTTCGAAAAATGACTGTCTTTCTCGCTCTGTAGCCATTTTTGAACATCTTCATTTTGAGATGCTAGGCTCTTGATATCATCCAAAGTAAAACTTGGTTTTACTACTTCATTTTGGTTTTGTTCTTCACTCATTCTCTGTTCCTCCTATGCCCTTACTGTTGCTATGCCCCAGTAAGTTCAAGAAATATTTAATCTTAGTCGGCATCTACAGTTGATGTCATCAGCAGCATTCCCCATCAGTCCAGGAGATGGACCATGCCCACCTGCTGTACTTGTGAAATTGCTGTTGATTGGCTTTTTAGTGCCGTTTAGTCTTCTATGTGCTTGACGTGTGCGGTTATCCATTCTAGCGATCCAAGTCTTTTTCAGCTTGATGCCTGATTTGCTGACCAACTTAGATAGATTGAACATGACTTGATTTCTCAATCGATGGACTTCAGTTCTAATAATTAAACGCATCCGGCTCCCTTGGCTTTCTACGAGGGATTGAATGCGTTTGGATATCTCATCATAGGTTTCTTCTTTTTTGAAAGACACAAGCAGGATATCACGCAACTGTGCAATGAATCGTTTGCGATTACGCTCGATACGATCATTTAAAGTTAGACCTGCAATATGCTTTTGTATCAATTGTTGTATATCCTTCTGTGTCAAAGTATCAGATACATCAATACCATCTGACCGCAATGCGCGAATCATATCACTGTGGATTGATCTGACAATAACAGCAAAGGTATCTGGTACTTGCTTTTTGATCTTACGAAATTCGTCATTAATAAGCGGCACCATTGATTTCCACAAAGATTCAACGCTGACAGTTTTTATACTGCTTAAGGCTTGTGCTGCAACCCCTGTTAAACCTAGCAAGAGTAACCCAAAAGCAAAGGCAAGTGCTTGCTCAAGTTCATTTTGTTGTTGTTCGGTTTGTTGCTCGATCTGTTGCTGCTGTTGCTCTAGGGTCATTATTAATCATCACCCCCTGAACAGGATCGCCAGGGATAAGATCATATATTTCCTGTTCCATCGCTTGAAGTTCTTCTTCTGGATCGTCAATGAAAGAGAGCAAGGACAGCCTTGTTTTCTCACTGATTAAACCTTTTAGCGTTGCATTTGTTTGGGCTTCATCCAGCATATTGAGAGGGAAGTTACGTTTAAATTGATAGGTAATATCTTTGAGATCAAACGATAAACCTTTCTTTGCCCATACACTGGCCAGTAATTTAAATTGCTTCTGGAGTGCTGCATTAAACTTACGCTCGGCAATCATGCATTTACTTTCGAGAGAAAACATTTTAAATTTCATTGCTACTCCGCTGATATTCCCCGCGAATTGTTCATCTCCAAAGTTAACTGATTTCCCAAAACGCAATATATTCTGTTCTACTCGGTTCAAGTGGTTTTCTAAGTACTGGTCATTTTGCTCCTTGGTTAGAAACTCTACCCTAGAACCATCATCAGCGGTAGGAATGCCAAATGCTCCCGTTCTCTTGATGCTCTCCAGCGTTTCTACATCTGCTTCAAATCCATAAAACAACATATATGCGCTTCTAAATGCTTCGATTTCGCTGTTTGCGTCAGACATAGCACGATCATATGCGTCGATCAAGGAAAGTATTTTCTCGCAATCTCCTTGCATCTCTTCGTTGTTTGGGAAAGCAAGCAGAGGAATACCATCAAACATATGTGGCCTTGGGTTTATTGCTTCTGTTTCGTCTAAAATATAGTTTCCTTGGTCATCTTGAATGAAGAATGTCACATGCGTATCGTCGTACCACTCTACCCGTATACGTTCAGATACATCTTGGTTTGTTGGTCCTGAGACAACTGCAACCGGATAATACCTCATGGCATATTGTGCATCTTGAATAGATCGATCATAGACAAAAATACTTTCCCAAGGTGGAATGTTCATTGCTCTTTCTTTTCCCTCTCGATCTATGTAGAGCAGACGAGAAGCAAGCCCACAGATAGCAGCCATCTTTGCTGTTTCACTGTCTAAATCTTCAATGAGGTTATAGCCGACAAAGTCCTGTATAACCTCATCTTTGATCTCGTAGTTCTTCGCCTCTCGATTGATACCATAAGTAATAGGTATTCCCATAAAATAACCAACTTTTGTATCCACGATCTCCCCGAAGAAATCGTTATTGAGTTGGCTGTTCACGCGCTCATACTCGGCTACTTCCCTAGAAAAGATAGGTACACCGTTAGGAGTTGCTTTGTATCGGTTATACAGGTAGATCATTCGGTCTCTATTTTCCGCATTGTTATCAATCAGATCTGTGATAATTTGGCTGGTTACTTGCCCGTGTAATACCTTCAACTCTGCCAGAATCTCGGTCATAGTAGTCATTTGTCCACCAGATAGTAGATCAATAATCACGTTCTCACCCCCTTATATTCGTTGTGCTGCATATGCACCTTTAAGATCAGATACCTCATAACCATCTAGCGCGTACCAGATGCTTGAAAATGTGTGTGCATCGATATTAAATTCGTCTTCTATGATATTGCCGTCCTTATCGACTGCATATGTTAGCTCGGACAATTCTTCTATTGTGTGCTTGCATTCATCAGAGCAAATAATTTTCTTAAATCGTTTGACCTTCTTCGTATTCTGGAGCCTAGAGCCTTGGAACTTCTTAGCGCCTTTCATCTGGAACCCTTGTTGCTGAAAATAGCGAATGGTTTTTGGTTCTGCTGAATCTGCCCGTATAAGCTCCCTAGTTTGCTTGAATTCTGCAAGCTCAACTGCTGTTTTATCGTCTGTCATTTTGTTCTTGTAGTACTCCCAATAGATGTACAAGTATTTCCTATCATGATCGATTGCGACACGTAATAAAGCGTTGTAGGATGTTTCAAATCCAAAGTCAAATCCTACTCGCTTCATTCGTTTTGGTATTCCGTTGACTGCTGCTATCACTTCATCGTGTGATCTCACTTCGAACTGCGGCAACACTCGTACACCGTTCACACCAAATCTACCTTTGCGCGCTACACGATACAGATCAGGATCATAGAGCTTCATTTCTTCCAGCTGCTCAATGTAGCTTTCAGGCAAAAATAAATTATCATCTGCAACTGAATGATGATAATAAGCATTGTCACGAATCAATATTCTGTTGTGATATAGCTCCTCATCATCAATGTTCATTGCTTTGAAGAAATGTTTATAGGTCCAGTTACCTTTACCAACTGGATTCGTAGACAAAAGAAAGTGAAGGGATAATGTTGGATGTCGCAAACGTCCAAGTAACTCCTTGTATCCCTCATACTTTAGCTCGGAACACTCTTCGATCCATACAATGGTAACGTTGTGAATGGACTTCAATTTGCTTGGTTTATCCATTCCTTTGAATATGATCTTAGATCCATTCGGGAAGCGAATCTGCATCGGCTGGCGATTGATCTTGATCTTATCCTCTAGATCCAAATCAATAATGATTTCTTCCAACAGCGCCAAACAACTATCCCGCATGGTGTCATATACTTCTCGAACAACTAAGGCTGTTCGCTTCTCGTCTATGAGCTTCAATACCAATTTCAAAGCCATGTGATAGCTTTTCGAGCTACCATAACCACCAACAAGAAAATAGAACTTATATCGCCAATCAAATAGAAAGGATTCAAAGTGTGGGTTAACTTCCTTCTCCACGATCTTCACCCTTCCGCTTAATGATGATTTCAATCGGCTTATCATCTTTATCTGTATCTTTTAGTTGCGCCGTTCTCTCCTTGGTAAACTCTATCTCTGCTTCTTTCTTTGCTTTCTCTAGCAGAAACTTTTCATCTGCAAACAGATAAACACTCTCTAATTCGTTCAATTCTTTTATGGCATTCAGGAAAGCATTGGAGTTAGCTTGTCTAAGACCAACTTCTTCAATATCACTTTTTGATTTATCTTTAATCCAGAGTAATTCTTCAACCGCTTTTTCTCTGGTCCAGAGAGCTTTCTTTTTATGTTCATCTAATAACTCGTTATACCTTACCAAAACCTTACCATTTTTCATTAACTCGCTTGCTTTTATATCGATATATTCATTTGTTTTCCCATCGACAGAATAGCCCGCTTTTTTATAGGCTTCTCTTTGACTAAGTCCAGATACAACTCCCTGGACAAATTTTTCTTGTTTCGGAGTTAGTTTCACATCATTTCACCACACCTCCCAATTTAGTTAATCAAGAAAAAATTTATATCTGAGGTGAGCTAACCAATTGAAAAGAATACATTTTGAAATAGCTATAAGATGCATAAGGAACCACAGGAGCCATAAGAAATTGATGTAATAGTTCTTTATAGATAGAAGTTGTATTCCCTGACTCGACACTTACAATCATTTCTGTTTCTTGCAGGGTATTGGTTACATCTGTATACCCATAATAGACTTTGTACTTATATAGATCGGCTCTCTCAGCTGTGACATAAATAATAGGAGACTGACTGAAATTCACCTGCACTTCTCCAGAATCAATCCGTACTAAACCCAGTTTTCTTGCTTCGATCTCATTTTCTGCTTGCATGACACTCTCATCAATTACTGTTCTTGGTGTAGTTTCTGTTTGAACCTCTATCCTAACGTTATAAGTACCCATGTTTCATCATCCTTTCCAGAGCATAAAAAATACCACTCGTATGAGTGGTTTAACTTACTTTGCGGTCTATGGTAGGAACCCTGTCACAGGGAGATACGTGTAAAAATAGGACATAAGCTAGATATATTTTCCAGTGTGGCCCCTCAATGTGCGAATCGTTCACATGCCTTTGAGTTCTAATGTCTTTCGATTCATTACTTCTACCAAGAGATTTCCGATGCCCTCAGCACCCGTAAAAGCGTCAATTTTAGCAAGTGGATTGTAAGTATCCAAAATGGAGCCTAGTCCTGGAGCAAGTTGTACTTGCATTACGTTATCATCACCGATGAACATTTCCAGAACCGTACGTTGCGTAGTATACATTTTGAATGGCGACAACGCTTTTCCTGTTTTTTCAATTAGTGGAATCAGTTTTTTGTGAACATCAGGATACATATCATTTGCAATTCCTTCATTCATACAAAAATCCAATCCACCGCTTGCTTGATCAAAACGAAATAAAAAGATCATGTTGTAACTCCTCTCAGGTCATAAAAAGAGTTTACCATGATCCTTAGCGTGTAGGTAATCTGATATATTGTGACTAAGATATGTCTAAACGTGTATTTTTCTTTTTTTGATACGACTAAGGAGCGATCAAATGGAACCTCTACAGATAAATGATATCTGGTATGGCAAAGATGGCACTGCATATGCAGGTGTATCCGCTCGGATCGATGCCATTACAACGAGAAATGTACAAGTATCATTTGATCGTACAGTGAGAATTGATAGTATGTTATTGGCTGGAACAGTGATGACACAAAAACAATTTAGGCTTAACTTTGATCATGGTCAGCAGTTGAGTTTGTGGTGACAGGGTTCTTGTTCTAGTCCGTCAGATAGATTCCATTTATTGGGCAAATTAGGGTTTATCGTTCGGTTGCTGGTTTTAGTATTGATATTCATACATCTCGTCTTCCCATTTTTTCATATCAAAGGAAAAATTCTTTTTGAACTGATTCTGATGTATATCTTCGAACACAATTGTTAATTTCACTTTCTTATCTATACTTTTAAAGGGGTTATCGCGCCTTTGTTTAGAAAAACGTAACAGCTTAGGTATTTTCTTTATCAGTTTAAACCCCTTACGCTCTAGAGTTGCAAAAATTCCGCTCACTGAAAATTCGACAACAGTTCTTTGTCCATACCCTACTCTTCTCCTATCACTTTCTGAAAAAATCTCCTCTTTATTAGGAAGTAGCAGAGACACATAGGAAATAACAATTGGTTTTTCACTTAGATTGACAAACTCAAATCGTAAAAATGTCGAACCATCCTCATCTTCATATTCTCTGGTATTAGTTTTTATATCGATTTTAACTTTTGCTTTTCCATCCTGCATCGCCTTCCAACTTTGCCAAAGAGAAATACTAACAGCTAAAAACGTAAGAAAAGCCGCCGCAACTGTTCCTCCTGCTCCAATCATCGCCCAAAATCCCTCGCTTGTAGTATCACAAGGTAATCCCCAATGTCTGCATTCTTCTAGCCACCATGTTTTCAAATTACGTTTTCTCCTTTTTATTTTGATGGCTAAATTAATTCGACAAAAATAAGAAAACGTCCTATTTAGTTATTACATAATTTTCTTAATCATGGGACTTGTGATATACTAAAAATAACTTCCGATAAGGAAAGATTATCGGTATTAATCGAGGTGAAAACACCATGTCTAACATTGAAAAAATACATAATTCTGTTTCTACTAATGTTACGCAATTATCCGATGATGCCAAAGAATTTATTCTAGCAAGTCAAGCTGCAAATACTAGACGAGCTTACCAAGCCGATTTGAAACAGTTCAATCAATATATTTCCGATCTTGGTTTATCTGGCCACCAAGTAGATGGATATGTTATTGCGAACTACTTATCTGACCTTGCCAAAAATCAAGGCAAGAAAGTATCTACCATTCAACGCCGTTTAATCGCCATCCGTGCTCTGTTCAACCAATATGGGAACCGATTAATTGAACAAGCAAAAGTACAGGGGACAGTGATGGAATATCACAATCCAGCAGATTCCCTGCATGTAAAGAACACCATGAAAGGAATCAGTAGAACATATGGGATTGCTCCCAAACAAAAGAAAGCAGCTACAAAAGAAATTGTAGATTCTATGGTTCGAGAGTTGGGTGATGATTTACCCGCAATTAGAAACAAAGCCATCTTATCTCTTGGATTCTCCGGAGCATTCCGACGTTCTGAACTTGCTGCTTTGAATGTGGATGATATCCAAGATGATACTGACGGGATCAAAATACACATACGTCGATCCAAGACCGACCAAATAGGAGAGGGTGAAGTGATCTTTATCTACTACAGCGAAAAAGCCTCTACTTGCCCAGTGCGATTATTGAAACGTTGGTTGCGTGAAGCAAATATAAAAGATGGTCCTGTATTCCGTCGCTTTTTCAAAGGCGGAAAAATGGGTAACCGAATCACAGATAGAACTGTTGCAGAAGTAATGAAAGATGCATCTGAAAAAGCTGGATTCGATAAATCTGATTTTTCTGGTCACTCTCTCCGACGTGGATTTATTACCACCAATGCAGATAGAGGACTAGAAGAAAGAGACATCATGCGCCATACACGACATAAAAGCGTTGTAGTATTCCGTCGTTATGTGGAATCGGTAAATGTGAAAAAGAACAATCCAACCAAAGGATTATAGTCGCTATACACTAGCGGCTTTTTTCACATCCTCAAACCTCACCAGCTCATGATAATCATCCCTACATATCACCTGATAATGCTTAATCCTACGATTAACGTAGAATACAATTCCATGCCGACCATCTTTTGTTTGAATAGTGTCGCCTTTTCTGAGAATTGGAACCATTCGATCATCCTCCTGTATGTAAAATATCTAATATACGCCGTTCTGAGAGGTTTTTTGATACATGGCAATGTCATTGTATATAAGTTATAAAAATCTCTATATAGTGCTATATTCTTTGAATTACGATAAACAAAGAAAAACACGATCATATGACCGTGCTTCTCAAATAGAAAACCCCCACGAGCTGTGCAGACCTCATTTTCACTGGAGGAGTGTGACTGTTTTTGTCTTCCGCTCGTCGGGGTTTGGTATGTGTGACAAACTAATTTATCCTTTTATACTTACTATCATGATAGCATGGATTGTTTCCCAAAAGTTCCCGCATTCTTCCCATATAACAGGCTTACAATCTTATCGAGTATGGCATCCTTTTGACGGTAGTAAGTTGATTTGCTCATATGTAGTTGCTGCCAGATGATGTTTATAAGCAGTTTTTCTTCTTGGAAGTAAGTAAGCTTGATTAGTTCTTTTTCCTTTGGTGATAAAAAGGATAGAGCAAGTTCCACATCTTCCACAAGTGCTCTCCGTTCAGCTCTGATGAATGCGTATTTTTCTGTTGATGATATAAATTCTTGTTCTCCACCTTGGACTCTCTCTTCGTATGAGGGAACACAAGCAGGTAATATGTTCATGGACCTTCTATATGCTGGGTATTTTCTCAACATTGCTTCTACTTCACGGCGGTAATCCAATTTAGGTTCTCCCAACGTTACCACTCCTATGTGTTATAATGCTGGTGTGTAGTTCCATCAATTGAACCAAGGGAGCCCCCTGCGAATGTTGCACCATTTGCAAGGGGTTTTTTGCTTATTCTGTTTCCATGATTGCTTTTAATATTGGGTAAACGACTTGGGGAACAACGGTGTTTCCCAAAGCTCTTAACCGATCCTTACGATCCTTTACACCTTCCGCAACTCTTGGAGGTTCCCAATCATATTGTTCTAATCCAAGTCCTGCGGGCCATCTATGTTCGTCCAATTTAAAGGATATCCCATCAAGCACTCCACCCAATCGGGATTCAATTGACCGCTCTTGTCGGATGCACACATTGATAGATTCACTTGCTTTCCTTTCGCTAATCTTCGTTGTATTGATGGATTCGATAAATTCCCCCTGTCCCTGTTGTCGGATGCCTGTGGAGTTGGCCAAAGTTTTACATGCTTTACCTGATCGTTTAAATTTATCGATGTTTGATTTGTTTCCTTGCATTTTTGGTAAAATTCTATACTCTTTGGACCTCTGTTCCCGTCTGATGCTGTCGGAGTACGCCACAATGAAGATTCGATTCCTTTGGTGCGGCGCACCGACTGACGAAGCTGGTATAACAAACGCCCCTGTTTGGTAACCTTCGTTTTCCAAGTCATTGATGATGAGATCGAGGGCCAGTTTGATAAATCCAGTAACGTTTTCGACAAGTACCCAAGTGGGTCGGACTTCCTGAATGATTCGGTACATCTCAGGCCATAAGTGCCGTTCATCGTCTGTTCCTTTTTGTTTTCCTGCGACTGAGAAGGGCTGGCAAGGAATCCCACCGCAAATAAGTCTAATTGGATCGCTTTCACTCATAACACCGTCCTTTTCTAGTTGCTTTCTGGTAACTGCTCGTACATTGTCATAAATTGGAACTTTGGGAAAATTCTTATTGAGCACCTTTTGACAAAATGGATCAATCTCACAAAAGGCTGCTGTTGTCATTCCTGCCCAATGTCCTGATAAAGCAAATCCTCCAATACCACTGAACAAATCAAGCACCTTCATTTGCTTCCAACTCCTTGAAATGCTCTATTACTTCTGTTTCTTCAACTTCTCCAAAGTCACCCAAGTAAAACGCTTTCCCGTAATGAGTAAGAGCAACCCATCTTCCATTTCTAAAAGTAATCCCTTTTAATCCCGGTTTAGGCACTAATCTATGATCTATCTTTTCTGTCCAGTATTGATTAGCTGTACGATAATACTCAAATTGACCATTTTCTCTCAACTTCACAATAATATTTACAATGGCTTTCTGTGTTCGTCCGAGTTCAGCAGCAATTTCTTTTGCTGTGAGAAATCCATAATATTTACAGATATATTCAAGTTCTGATTGGGAATAAGATTTACCATTCATGATGCCATTCCCCCATTTTCATAGTTGTAAGGCTCTAAACCGTTGCCGCGATCTATCAGAAACGTTGTGATGGTATGTGGTTCGATCCTGTGCTGCTGGAGCTTCTCTGGAATCTTGCTTTCGTTCTTGATCCAAGTTAGGAGACCACATTCATGAGGATCGTTGTAGAACACCCTTATTTTGATGCTCATGATGCCTCCTCCTTATAGATAATGGTGCTACGTCCTATTTCCTTGGAGACGATTATTACCATATCCAAGTGATCCGCTTTGGAAATGGCTTCTGCTGCTGCCTCTGCTTTGATCCGTGTAGGAAATTTAAAAGTTATCGATCTATCAAAGGACCACACCACGTGAGGTCCATATTTCCCATTTTCGTAGAATCTCAGATACTCTCTAGTTGCTGGGCGGTAGATCGAATACTCGTTCATTGTTCATCCTCCTCACCCTTGATCATCCGTTCTAAACACTCCAATACATCCGAACGTCCTTCCCAATATGGGGCTTGCCATGTTTCATATATGCTGCTACAGTGTTTTTTCTTCTTCTTAATCCAATCTAAAATCGCTTCCTTTGTCATGATGCGTCTCCCTCTCTCCAAAAGATTTCCATTCTCCGTGCGTGTTCTGCTGGCGTTTCTATGTTGTTGGAGCATCCTGTCACCTTGACCAGCTCCAATTTAATGCGATCCATTTCCTTTGATGTAAGCAATAGTGATTCTATTGTGATTTCTCCAAGCCAGTGGAGAATACAGGCTTTAGATGCTCTCTCTTGTGCTTCCTCTAAACAATCGAGTAGATACTCCTTGTCGATCCCTTGAAATATCATCGATGCTTCCCCCTTGATTTGCCCACTGTGATGTCGTACAATGGGCAATGTGTATAAAATATCTAGCCATCGTTTTAAAAAAGCCAACTTCTGCCCAGTCGATTGGCTTTTTTACATTCTCTTCAACTGAACTAAATCTCTAAACTGATTCACCTCTTTGAAGAAACACAGTTTCACTACTCCTGTTGGTCCGTTTCTCTGCTTCCCGATGATCACTTCTACTATGTTTCGATCTTCTGTATCAGTGTTGTAATATTCATCTCGATATAGAAACATAATCAGATCAGCATCTTGTTCTATCGATCCAGATTCACGAAGATCAGACATCATCGGACGCTTGTCTTGTCGTTGTTCTAGCGTTCGACTTAACTGAGCTAGTGCAATGATAGGGATATCAAATTCCTTAGCCATCATCTTTAGTTGTCTAGTTATTTCTGCTACTTCCAAATGTCTGTCTTTTCTGCCTGAGCCTTGTACAAATTGAAGGTAATCAAGAATGATACAAGATAGTCCACGTTCTCTTTTCACTCGTCTGGCTCTGGCTCTCATATCTTGGATGGTCAATCCTGGTTGATCATCGATCATTAACTTATGACGACTGAGATTCCCCATTGATTGAACATAACGCTCATACTCTGCATCTGTGACCAATCCCGTGTTTAGCTTTTGAAGATCTACTGTTGCATCTTCTGCAATCATCCGTTTAGAAAGTGCATCGCTGCTCATCTCTAAGGAGAAAAAAAGCGTTGTGTTATTTTTACTGATGTTCTTCGCTAATTGGAGCGCAAAAGCTGTTTTCCCCATTGAGGGGCGACCTCCTATAATAATGAGATCTGACTTTTGGAATCCTGCTGTTTTAGTGTCTAAGTCAGTGAACCCTGACGGAAGACCTGTGATCCCTTCCCCACGTTGATATGCTGCCTCGAACTTTTGGGCGAAACGGTATAAAGAATCTTCTAGAGTGTGAAGCGTTTCATTCGGATTTGCGTCATTCAATACATTTGCTACCTTGCTTTCTACTTCGTTTATTGCGTTTCTTATTTCATCTGGATCTCGTAATGCACCAAGTTGAGTCATTTCATTTCCGATTCGCAAAACCTCGCGCAAGCTCCACAAATCCCTAAGACGTTCCGCGTGACTACGCACATTCCCTATGTGATAAACTGACTCAGCGGTTTCAATAAGCTTTGTTGCTAACACTCCTTGATCCGTTAAACCAGTAACGATATTAACCAAATCAACTGATGTTTCATCCTCTCTCCAGAGTTTCAACATCCTTTCATAAGACAAACGGTACACCCTGTGATAAAAGTGTTCTGGTTTCAATATGTCTGCAACTTCTGATATCTTCGCCGGATCAAGGATCATCGATCCAATAAGGTCCATTTCTAACTGACTATCAAACGCTCTTTCAAGCTCCATTTATTTGTGCCTCCTTGCGTTTCCGCATTCTTTCTTCTTTGACTCTTCGCATTTCTTCTTCTACACTCATTTGTCGTTGCTCATCTATTGATGAAGGCATGTTTACTCTTACACCTTCTGTTTTCGGCTTTCCAGGGAATGGAGTGACATTACTTTTTGATTTTTGCTTTTCGGGCTTATACTCAATCCAGTATTGATAATCCATTTTTTTGCTTAGAAATGTACTTGGGTACTTAATGTAATCTGGATCAGTTCCTTTGATTTCACAATGTTTAGCATAATTTTGCGCTGCTATCATTAGGTTTTCTTTACTTATTTCTTTAGTTCTAGCTTTCCAGAGACTTAGAGCCTTTTTCTTTTCTATTTTCTTCGGATAAACTGACCAGAATCTTTCAAAGTCATCAGGATAAACATTTTTT